TATGTTATCAACAGCACAGGCACAGCATGGGTAGAGCTATCAGCAGACGGTAGTGTGAATGTTTTCAGCGACGAAAATTTGAACATGCGAGCTACATCTAACATTAACATAAGGGCAGATCACACAGTTAACATAGATGGTGGCGTGAGAGTCAATATTAATGCAGGATTAATGGAAGATCCAGGCGGTAACGTTGACACGTTGAAGTTAGGCGAGGGACGAAGAACCGGCGGAGATATATACATTCAGTCGGGTACAAGCATTAACGCTCTTACAAATGACACTATCAAGTTACAAACCACAAAGGGTGGTAGTAAAATAAGTGCCGCTTCTCAAGGCAGTATTGCAATATACGGTAAAGACCAAATAACTACAAAAACACCGGGACCAACAGTGATTGATACTGGCGGCGACACATTTGTGAGCACAGGCGGCAGTACACACATTGTTTCCAGCGGACAAAGTTTTGTTAAAGGATCGACAGTACATTTAAATGATGGCGGATCAGTTAGTCAAGGCAATATTCCAGAAGCAATCAAGCCACTGACGGTTACTATATTCAAAGACGAACCAATGAGTGTGCCTGTCGTATATTATAATCATCAAGAAACCACCAACGACAGTCCTATACCTACCAGCGGTAAACGTGTCACAGATGGAAGTAAATTTTTGGCACAAGAGAACACAGATCCTAACAACAACTACAGTGATGAACGTGGAGAAAAAATAGATGTTGCTTCCACCACAACCATGATAACAACCAGAGAGCCTTGGTTTGGCCATCTGAAGAAGGATATAACTATACCCACTGCACGAAGTCAGCAAATAGAATCTGATGCTTTTTTTGGTGATCCGAGAACACCGGGTACAAGTGGCAACGGATATATGGGCCCAGACAATTATGTTGACGGCAATGGTGATTTATATAAAGGGGTAGGTTTCGATGGTTACAGAGCAGATAAAAACGACGACGAGTTAAAAGATTACCTACTCTCAAAATTACAAGATGCAAACGGTGACTCGTACGAACCAAATGTTGCAACAGCCAATTTCAGAAGCATGCAACCCGACTGGGAAAAAGTGCCAGGTAATAAATCTGTAGTTGCCGCTGGCGGCCAGATGATGCAAGAATTTACCACAGCAACACTGGGTAGTTCTGGGCACACTGCTCTCACTTTGACAAAAGAAAGTATTATCCAGTCCCAAACACCAGAACTTACTAAAACACCGTTGGTTACAGACGAGGGATATCAGCCATATAGTGGCGGCCCAACAAGAAACTGCATAGGTTACAAGCATATTTTAGCAGAAGAACAAGAAGAGGCTGGAGTGATTATGTTTGGTCAAGGACTGACATATGACCCAACATCTGAAACTACAACATTTAGTCCTGCTGGCGGGTCAACAAATATTTCAGCAAAGGCACTAAGCGACTTGATAAAAACAAACGGCCCTGGCCAGGATTTATCTCAATACGGATTAATGCCAGCCGACGATCTCATTCCCGGCAGTTCGGGGGACGGCGCATATTATATCAAAGATCGTGAACAAAATGATAAAATCATAATGTTTAACGGAACAGAAACTGGCATGTCTACTAATGTTGCTAAAATGTTATTAGAAAATGATCTAAAAGTGATATCTAAATTTGTGCTCGATAACACACAACAACCGATGAGCAAGGCACAACTGATGGCGTTTACGATGTTAGGCCATTCGATGGGACAAGATCTGATGGTACAACATCCTGCTTACACAAAGTTCAAGAGTCGTGATTTTAAAAACGTGGCCAATAGATATAGTCTTAGAGGTTATGATGAAGTTGCTAATTTCTGGTACGGGGACAAAGGCAACTTTTTATCATTTCTACATCAATGCGACGACAGCTGGTTTGGGCCCACAAGCGGATACGATAATATACCGACAATAATGTCTAGACAGAGCGATTGGAACTCTAAATCAGGAGACCTGGAAGGGGCATTCAGGATCTATAAAAACTCTAAGTATTATGGGTAAATTTACTCAGTTGTCGCTGTAAGTCGGATATTTTCACATAAGCACGATATTTTGCATCCTGTTCTTCTTTAACAGTTTGCTTGAGCATTTTAATGGTAGTCTTTAGTCCATTTATATCTTTGAGTTGATCACATACCATCTCTCGAAGCTCTTCTTCCAACGTGTTGTTAAGTGTTTTATTAGTCATTGTTTAACATCCAAACAAATGTGTCTTTATAATATTTATAGTGTCATACGACAATAATACTTCATTATGGCTCAAAGGAACCTCAATTGAATTACAGTCAGTGAACCCGGATGGCAGTGATTTTTGAGTAGCCACAGTTAGCAACCCGTCATTGTGTTCACTGCCTAAGCCAGCGAGATCATTGCCTGATCCTTTAGACCCTGTTGTGACCACATTCAGTACTGGAATGGACAAATTTGATTGTTGAATATCTTGAATAAAGTAGCTGTTTGGTTTCACGTTCATAAACAGTTTACTTTGCCTAAACACCATGTTAAGCCATTTTGCTGTGTAACTGCCACCCCAGGGCGAGCTTAGTGTTACCAGTTTTTCTACTTTATTGTTTTTTATTGCCAATAAGGTAGACAACAAGCATCCGTAGCTGTGTGCAATAACATAGAAAGGTTCGTCACCAAACGACTGTTTGATTACTCGATTAAATCTTTCTATGATTATACTAGGATCTTCTTGTGTTTGATATTCCAACGCCAGCGCATTGTGTTCAGGCAAAAAAATATCAAAGTAATTAAAACTGACATTGCTTTGTCCTGACCCATGAACAAATGCTATATTAGGCAATTTTGGCATTTAGTATCAAATTTTCCATCTCGGTTAATTCGACTGGCAAGATGTCCTTTGGTTGTCCTACCATATTGACCATCTCAAACAGCACAAATTGCTTAGTGTGGTAATCAAAAATACCAATAGAATGAACACGCTTGTTCTGCCAATGCATCATTTTACGAAAACGAGGCCCGTGTCCCGTGGTATCTTTGTTGTTTCGACGAGCAACAATCTTATTTGCTCTGCTTGCTAGCTCAACGATATTGTTGAACTTGTCTAGTACGTTTTTCATTTATTTTCCTATAATAAATCAAACTAAAAAACATGCATCAATCTCTTAATGCTCCAATATTATGTATCCTAACAGCATCAAAGTCAACCTTTTTTTTGGCCCTATTAAAACATGTTTTAACCTACATAGATAAATATTGATATGGCAAACATATACAAAGGTTTTAGCACCATGGGCAAAGTTAGACCGCCATATACGGTGACAAACGGTGAAGCAGTAAAGCGAGACTTGCTGAACGAGCTGTACACCAGAAAAGGCGAACGAGTGATGAGACCTGGCTACGGCACAATTATATATGATTTGATTATGAATCCGTTAGACGCATATGTAGAAGAAGAAGTCAAAGAAGAAGTTATTAGAATATGCACAAAAGATCCACGTGTCGATATATCAGAAATATTCACACAAACGTTGGATCATACCATTAGGGTTCAAGTACAATTGGTGTTGAAACCTTTCTTAGATGAAGAAACTTTGCTAGTAGAATACACGCAAAGCAGTAACGAGATTTAATTATGGCAGTAAATAGCAGACAAAATAACTTATTTGCGGCAGAAGACTGGGAAGTTGCATACCAGGCATACAGTCAGGTAAATTTTCAAGCATACGATTTCGACACTATTCGAACAGCAATGATCGAATATATTCGAACAAATTTTCCAGAAAACTTTAACGACTATATAGAAAGTTCAGAGTTCATTGCAATCATAGAGCTGTTGGCATATCTAGCTCAGAGCATTGCGTTTAGAATGGATGTGAACACACGAGAGAATTTCCTTGAGACTGCGGAAAGACGTGATAGTGTATACAAGTTAGCCAGACAATTAGGATACAACCCTAAAAGAAATATTGCATCCAGCGGATTGATTAAAGTATTAAGCATCAATACTACCGAGCCATTAACTGATAGTGCAGGAAATCAAATAGGCAACAGGGACATAACATGGAACGACGCAAATAACCCTGATGCATTCGAACAATTTATTACAGTACTAAACAGTGCTTTTGGTAATATTAATAGATTCAGCAAGCCTGTTAAAACAGGCACGATTAATAGTATTGTCACTGATCTTTACGAGATCAATACACCTGTAAATGCACCGTTTGTGTATAAATTCAAAAAGAACATTAACGGTGTCAGCAGAGATTTCGAAATAATAAATTCTGATTTTGAAGATAACGGTTTTTTCTACGAGAAACATCCAGACCCGGCAAATAACTTTGGACTAATACACAGGAATGACGGATTAGGTTTATCTAGCCCAAACAACGGCTTTTTCCTTATGTTCAAACAAGGAATATTACAACAACAAACTTTTGATTTCACACAGGCTGTGGAAAATAGAAGAGAAAACATAGATGTACCTGATATCAACGAAACTGATGTGTATTTTCAAGAAATATCATCTACAAATACAGTCCTTACAAAATGGCAAAAAATTCCTAACACAGTTGGGCAAACTTTGCAGTTTAACGTTTTAGCAAAGTCTAGTCCTTTACTGTATGCAATTCAAAACCTGGGTACAGGTGGTATTCAGTTACAATTTGCAGACGGCAATTTTGCTAATGTTCCGCTAGGCACATTTAGGGCGTTCTATCGAACAAGTGCAAACGAGCGTTTTAGTATACAGCCCGACGATATGGGTAATGTTGTAATTGCAATCAGTTATTTAAATCGTAATGAAGAACGATATGTTCTCACATTAACTTGTAGATTGCAGTCTGCGATAAACAATGCGCTTCCTGCAGAAACTCTTGCTGGTATAAAAGAGAGAGCGCCACAAGCATTCTATTCCCAGGACAGAATGATATCAGCGCAAGATTATCAAGTACTACCTTTAGCAAAAAGTACAAATATTCGAAAGTTGAAAGTTACAAATAAAACACATGCAGGGCATAGTAGGTATATTGATATCACTGACCCTACTTCAACGTTTC